CCGATATCTGGTGAATATTCAGGTGAAGTATTTTTTGACGGAGGTTTTATTAAACCACCAAATCTATTAAGAGGGGTTAATAATGTTGACTTCTTAGGTAATTACATAAATTGTTCTGAATCTAAGGGCTATAAAACTGATGACAATGCTAAATATCTGGAAATAATACCTTATGCGACATACGCAAGAATAGGTGCAAACCCTGGATTACCTGTAGATAGATTAGGTGATTTGGTAGCCGAAGATAGTTATTATAATAAGAACATAAAAGGTAAAAAAATTGAGCAATCAACTTTAGATACTGACAAAGCGACCACTACTTTCGACACCATTTTTTCATATGCGTTCTATAGTAATGAGTTTTTTAACATAAAATCCAGCGACCAACGGTTAACAGCTATCGAAAGGGGTGGTCAGTCTGACTTATCGGCTGCATTCATACTTAACACCACAAAAGGTACGAGGTTAGGTAAAACCACTGATGACGGTCAAAACGTTCAATATTATAATGCTATTAATAATGACTCTAATACCGAAATCATATTAAAAAGTGTATCCTTTGTGTCAAACCATAATTACGATAAAGTCCCAGTTGAAGTAAGTTTATTTGGTAGTCCTTTATATTATGCTCAAAATGCAACGCCAGTTGATATAAGAAATTACGCAAAGTCGTATCTTTTTTTGAATACGTTACCAATTACTGGTTTATATGGTGACATAACGAATAAGGGGGAGTTAGATTTTCTAGATTATACTCTATTCAACGATATTGACGGCACTCCAACTAAACTATTAAAAAATATTTTCACTAAGAACGCAGGGTTCATAAAATCACCGTCACTTTGGCTTGCGTGGTTAGGTTCAATAATTTGGAGATATGATGAAACTGACAGAAATGCAGATCCGATTAAGAAAAAAGGTGTAGTAGACGGTAACCCTATAAGTTTAGTAATAGCGCTTAAAGGTGGACAAAAAAGACACCCTACGATGCCTGATAGTACTGAATTATTTCACACTAGAAAAGAACTAGTACAAAATAGTGCCTCCATGTTATTTGGTCTAGGTACAACCCCTGATGAAGATAGGTTTTACATAAAAATAGATAAAGCGATATTAGGTCTACCTGAACAAGCTAAAAGCGTTTTAATTGACTTTTTCTTAAATTGGACTGATAAAGAGTTTGTAAAAATTAAAACACAATATGAATTATTCAACGATAGCTTTATTAACTTTACGTTAACAACAGCAGGTAGTGTTGAAATGCGACCATGGGTAAATTATCTTCAGGGGCTTATAACACAAAATACAAATCCAACGGCTACAACGTCATTTGTTCGCGCTACTATAGTTTCATCAGGTGACCAAGTAATATCAGGGTCTGTAAATAGTTCAGCCGCAACTAATATTTCTAATGATTTTAAAAAGCCTGGTGCAAGTATCGTACAAGCTGGTTTTGATTATAACTCTGAACTATTTTTCTTACCGTATATAAATATAAATTTAGAGGAAGACCCAACTAATAGTGGTAATGCCTTAATCAGAGAAATATTCCGTGATATTTCTGTAATAGTAAATTTCACGCCGAGAACATTTAAGTATGTGGTCAACCCCGAATATAAACGAGATGATATCGGAGCTTCTGAAAGTAGTCTTAAACATTATTTAACATACTTCGTCGAACAATACCAGAAATTATACGATGCTGAACAAGTTGCTGAAATAGACACATCAGCGAGAGATGCGGTATTCGGTTCATCGAACCTTACATTCATCAAATTAAATGTATATAGACATTTAAAGGCAATACATGATAAATGGATAACCGATTATAAAGAATCTTCTTTATTATCACCGTGTGGTGATGGAGGTAAGAAGGACAGTTTAATTGATAGGTTCTTATTTATTGATAAAAATTGGGACGAAATAGGTAATGATTTTATATTAAATGTTTTTAATGTGGAAGAATTGATTAAAGGTAAATTAAACCAGTCCGTATATGACGTCTTAAGCAATATATTTTCAAGTAACAACTTTAATTTTATAGCCTTACCTAATTACGTTGAATATAGTAAACCGCAACCAATGTTGGATAATATATTCAAACCTTACCCATACATAGATATGGTTAAATCTGATGATTCAGTTGGACCCAAATTCATATGTATGTACATTGGACAGACCTCCACTCATTTGGATATAAAAAATTCACAATTCACAAATGATGGTTTTGACTTGAATAATACAAAAGATTTGATAAAAAAAGACGGTAGTAAGCCTATTCCATCATTTGAAATTAACTATGGCAGTCAGAACCAGAATTATTTCAAAGACATTAAACTAGACCAAAGCGAATTCGTTGAAACTGAACAGTCATTGAATAGCATTGAAAGTATAAGTAACAGTGGTGATCAGAACAAAGCGACACTTGCTAGTCAGAATCTGTTTAATGTATATCAGACTAGATCATACAGCGCTGAAGTAACAGCATTGGGGATGCCATTGATTCAACCAATGATGTATTTCCAACTTAATAACATACCCATGTTCAAAGGAGCTTATGTTATAATAAGCACATCACATACCATAAAACCCAACCATATGACAACCTCATTCAAAGGGGTTAGAGTTAAAAAAGATAATACACCGATAAATAGACAAGTTATCGCCATAAAAGATTTAAATATAGAGTCTAGCGATATAGCTGGGTTGAAATATGACATTAATGAGAGTTTCATAGACAATGACGATTCAACCGAAGGTGTAACTACCACATCTGGTGGGAATACCAATACGTCTAGAAATAACGATGAAGAATGTGGTATGTCGTCTAGAAATAGTGCCGATACGGTATACCCTAGAAGTACAAAATGGGATGGAAAGGTCATACCGTACATAACCATAGAAAAGGAACCTAGTGTAAGAATAGACTTGCCTGCGAAACCGATTGTCCCGTATGTAAAAACAATAGTAACACCAGAAAATTTAATATCTGAGATTAACAAAGTTATAGATAAATTGGCACCAAAAGCGAAACCCGAACTCAAAAAGAAAGTTTTAATTTCAGCATATGCTATCGTTTCTAGCGAAGTTAGAAGAGACGGGTCTAATTTTAAGGGATTCAATAACAATATGACAGGTGTGGAATCTCCAGGGTTCAAAGTTTTCACAGATTCAGACGTAAATGGTCGGGTAAGACTTCCAGAAAATGATGCTCAAGGTAATCCTACTGACGTAATTAAAGATTATTACTCATTTTCTAGCTTATCTGCTGGATTAGTACCAGCTGTATCAAAAATTATGGCTAGAAATCTATATCCTTTACAAAACGGTGAAGCAGGCGCCAATGAATTCGCTTGGCGATATTTTAGAGATTGGAACGGGTATGGTGCTCAAATTAAATATCCCAGTGATTGTACCATAATAAAGATTAACGAAGGTACGTATAAAAAATCTTTGAAACAGGTCGGTTAATACTCAAAAATATAATATAAAAAACCGTATCTTTGCAACATGATAATAGGTTACATAATATCCGACGACCCTAGACCAATTGGTCAGTGGTTTGAAGTTGTCCCCTATTCAGCTTATGACGAAGCTATCCACAAACCCTGTTTATTCATAGGAATTGAGCGATTATCCGAATTCTTGAATCAAAAAGCGGATATCGTTAATAGAAGGTTGAGTGATGATAGGTGGTATACATTCACTAAATACGAATATAGGAAATATCATGAGGACGACCTTTATGATTTCAAAAAACGATGTTATGAATCTTTGGTGAATGACATCTCATACTATTTTGTTGACCCACTACTACTATCCGAAGAAAAATACTCTGTCATGATGAAGAGATGTTTGGATAAAAAAACTAATATGACCATAATGACATATGGCGATATGTACTATGCATCTGTTGATAAGACAATATTGGGCTTCAATAAAAACTTTCAAGGCTTTGTACCAACCATAGATTCTGATTTGGAGACCTTAATAGAAGGGGCTAAACGAATATTCAGTGGAGAAGACTTAATACTACAATATTCAGAACATTTAGATATGTTAGGTGGGGAAATAAAATTTCTTCCATATATGTGTTCTTTGAACGAACAATAAAACTTTTTCCGAGTACGCCATATTTATATAAAAACATTATATTATGACTAATAAGAAAAATATTGTAACAACCTTGGACGATTTCCTTTTTCAAGAGGAATTGACTAATGCTTCAAAATTGGAATGTAAAGACGATGTCTGTATCATAAAGAACGACAAAGACCTAGTAGAAGTGGTCGGAAAACGTATAATTACACAAGATGGTAGACAATTACTCACTTAAGATGAAGAAGAACGCTAAACAGTTATTGAGTGAAGAATCTAAAAGATTCAGACAGTTGTCAGAATATACATTTATCGGTATAAACGAAGCTGATGATGAAAATCAAGACGCTGAAGGTGCTGATTTAGAATCGGAGTTAGATACATTAGGTACAGAACTTCAAGATACCGCACCTGAAGCTGGAGATGATTCTGAATTCGGTAGTGCCATGCCAGATACTGAAGCCGATGCGCTAGATACTGCTGATGATATGGCTACCGACACAACAATGGATTCTGGTGGTGAGGTTGAGGTAGATGTTACCGATTTGGTAAATACTTCTAATGAACTTAAGACGTCATCTATCGAGACAAACCAAAAAATGGCCGACTTGATAGATAAGTTTACTTCGCTATCAGACCAAATAACAAAAATGTCTCAATTGGGTCAGAACATAGAGGTTCTAGATAAAAAAATAAAAGACGTTGAGACTGAAATAGTTAGGAGAAACCCAACCCCAACTGAAAAAATTGAAATGCGTTCATTGGACTCGTTTCCTTATAATATAAAATTATCTGATTTTTGGTCGGACAACGCTGATAAATTAGCGGTTGAACCTGAACAAGCAAAACCGAAAGAATATGTTTTAACGAAAGCTGATGTGGATAATTATTCAGACTCAGATATTAAAAACAGTTTTAACGAATTCGAAGAAGAAGATATTTAAACATTTTTTTTTAAACATCCAGTTGACAAGTTCTAATTTTTAACGTATCTTTGAGAACTGTTAGCTGACAACATAAATCAATTAACATAATAACATAATAACATAATCTAAAAAAAAAACATTAAAATGAGCGTTTTAGACAAAATCATTAAACAGTATTCGGAGTCTAGCTCGAATGCGACCTTTACGGAAAAAAGCTATGACATTAAAAATTATTTTACCACTTACTTGGCCGATGGCGTAAAGGAAGGTTCACGTCAAATCCGAATCTTGCCTCCAGTAGAAGGTGGAGACACTCCATTTCAAGAGATGTGGGGGCACAAATTCAAAGTTGGGAAGGATTGGAAAACATTCCCTTGCTTGAAAAAAGAAGAGAGTTCACCTTGTCCATTCTGTGAGGCTAGGGAAATCTTGAGAGCCGAAGGCACTGAACAAGCTAAAGAATCAGCAAAAAAATATAACGCACGTAGGTTCTATGTAATCAGGGTTGTTGACCGTGAAAAAGAAGGTGAAGGTGTTAAATTTTGGAGGATTCAAGAATCCTATGACAAGACTGGTACGTTTGATAAGATTGTATCAGCTTTCAAAGTAATGAAACGAGACTTGTCAGACCCTAAAATTGGTATGGATTTGGTTCTAACTATTGCTAGAAACTCTAAAGGTTTCCCTATCGTGCAGAATATCACACCATTAGGCGAATCAGTTCTTAGTGATAATGCTGAACTGATGAATACTTGGACATCGGACACCCGTACTTGGAGAGATGTTTATGCAACTAAACCTTATGAGTATTTGGAAATCGTTGTTAAAGGCGGTGAACCTGCTTACGACAAAAAACTAAATCGTTGGGTCGATAAGGTAGAATTGAATGACGATAACTCTGGCGGTAGCTCTAGCTCCGATTCAGATGATTTGGGTTCGGAATTAACAATGGTTTCAGCTAAATCAGAAATGTTGGTAAAGACTACCATTAACGGTGTCGAAACAACAGATGCTGATGATGATGATTTGCCTTTCTAATTGACGAATCTTATATGGGGTAGTGGGGTCAATGTATCTCGCTACCCCATTTTTATAACAAATAAAAAAATAATTATACAATAATGGCAAAAAGAGTTAAACCTAGCACAGGTGCTGGGGAAGGAAAATCATTTGATTTGGCCGCATTTAAAAAACAACATAATCTTGACGTAGTAGTTAAAGAAAAAGAATTATCATGGATTCCGCTATCATCAGCGTTCCATGAAGCGCTTAAAATACCAGGTATTCCTAGAGGTTACCTAACATCATTTAGAGGTTATTCAAACACAGGTAAGTCCACAGCTATTTATGAAGCTGTAGCTGGCGCACAGAAAATAGGTGATTTACCAGTAATCATTGAAACAGAAGGTAACTGGAGTTGGGAACACGCTAAAAATATTGGTGTTAAATTTGATGAAATTGTTGATGAGGAAACTGGTGAAGTTATCGACTACGAAGGTGATTTTATCTTTGTAAATGGTGATGACCTACTTAATAAATACCGAAATTATGACCATAATTCAGGTAAAGATGTTAATAAAGCTCTTAGGTTTGAACCTGTGATTGAAGATATTTCACACTTTATAACTGAGTTGTTGGATGACCAAGAAAGAGGTGACCTACCTAGATCACTTGTATTCTGCTGGGACTCCATCGGTTCATTAAATGGTTTTAAAGCTGCTACAGCTAAGTCTAGTAATAACCAATGGAATGCTGGTTCAATGGAGGCTGCATTTAAGAGTCTAAATAATCATAGAATTCCAGCATCTAGAAGAGAAGGTAAGAAATATACCAATACATTTGTTGTAGTTCAGAAAATTTGGTTGGATAACGAGAATAAAGTTATTAAACACAAAGGTGGTGAAGCATTCTTTTATTCACCTAGACTTATCTTCCATTTCGGAGGTATCTTAACCCACTCAACTACTAAACTTAAGGCTACATCAGGCGGTGATACATATCAGTTTGGTATTGAAACTAAAGTAAGATGTGAGAAGAATCAAGTTAACGGTATTGAAGAACAAGGCGTTATCGCATCTACACCACACGGATACTGGAACCCTGATAAGATTGAAGAATATAAAAAGATACATCGTCAGTTCATTCTTAGTAAATTGAACACGACCTACGATGATTTCGTGATTGAAAAAGAGAGTGTATCAGACTTCTCGGAAGAAGATGTCGTAAATTAATTGATGTATAACCGTTAATAAGTCAATTATGCCAAAATTACCACCCAAAAATGGGGTTAGGATTGAACGTAGGAGTACATTATTGATTGATGGTAACGCCCTATTCAAAAGGGGTTATTTAGGTAGTCACGATGCGTACACTAAAGACGGTGAACATATTGGTGGATTATATCAGTTTATAACTGTTACCAAGAAACTAATATCTGAGAACATATATCATAACGTGTACGTGTTTTGGGATGGTAAATTAAGCGGAAAGCTGAGATACGAAATATATAAAGATTATAAATCGTCCAGAGGTAAGGATTATGTTAATGGAACAGAACCCGAAGACATGTCCGAGAAGTTGCAGCAATATATGGTTAAAGGTTATCTTTACCACTTATCAATAAAGCAATTGGAGGATGAAGTGGTTGAGGCTGATGATTTCATAGCATACTATTGTTTAACCAAAGCAGATAACGAGGATATCACCATATGTACCAGTGACCGAGACCTATGTCAACTTATTTCAAAAGATGTAAGCCTATACTTATGTGATAAAAAGATTTATATAAATCCAGATAACTATAACACTGTATTTAGCCATCACTACACCAATGTTGCGTTATTAAAAACTATAATTGGCGATAACTCTGACGATATTAAAGGTGTCAAAGGTGTTAAGGAAAAAACTTTATTGAAGTTTTTCCCATCATTAACAGAAAAAAGCGTATCTTTACATGAAATTATACTCGAAGCCCAAAAACTATCGGATACTAGAATTGTAGAAGGAAAAAAACCTTTAAAAGGTCTTACCAATATATTAAATAGTGTTACCGATGGGTTACAAGGGAAAAAGTTATATGAAATCAATGATGAATTAGTAAATTTACGTAAACCTAAAATAACAGAAGATGCGAAAGAGAGATTTTTAACTATGAAAACCGAACCTATACCACAGGATTCTGACTTCAGAGAAGTCTACCAGATGGTAAAAAGAGATGGTCTGGATGAGTTAATCAGAGAGTATTACATGTCCGACTATTTTTTACAATTCAAAAAACTTAAAGATAGAAACAATTAACTTAAACAAAAATTACAATGGCAAATACTACGACTAAAACGCATTTTGAAGAATCAGATTTCGAATTCCTACTAACAATTAATGGAAACATTATTTGTAAACGTTATTTTGACGTTCATCGGTATGATAAAGATTTTCTAGCATTTCTTACCTCAAGTAAACCTTTTACAAGCGAAGAACAACGGGTATACTTGGATTATACTAAGGATATGATTGACGAACTCACTGGTATCAATGTTGGGCCGATGGGGGGTATGGGTATCATCCCTAGATTCTTGAAACGTAAAACTGAAGAACATCTTTGGTCAACGTTCAACCCCTATTTTGAACAGACTCCAGCCGATTTTGACCGCAGAAATATTTATGATAACGAGGATTTTATCGGTTTTAAACTTAGATACAAGAATCGTGACATTATAGAAAGTCGGTTCAGTGGGAATTATTTTCCAACAAAAGTGAGATATGAAATAAACATTAAAGATATTATTCCAACAATTGTAAAATCAATCAGAAACAACCTTGCACTTAAGTAATTTTATGTATATTTATACTTACCCAATAATATTTACATAAGATGAAAGCAGAGACAGGAAAAGATTTTGGATATTTAGATAGTGAATTTCAGTACCGATTATTAAAGCAGATATTAGTTGACCGTAAGTTCGCGGAGACTATCGTAACAATACTCAATCCGAGTTATTTTACGGTTGAGAATTTACGCTTCATCGCTGCTGAAATTAGGAACTCATATGAGACATTAGGTTCTATACCTGATGTTGGTAGTCTTAAGATAAGAATCCACGAGAAGTTCAAGGGCGAAACGAATAAGTTCGCGTTGGAGATAAAATTGGATACTTTGAGCAAAATCAGTGAATCTGATTCCAACGACCCAGACTACATCAAAGACCTTTCGTTAAAATTCTGTAAACAACAAGAGTTATCGAGAGCCATATCTGAAATCCAAACAATTTTGGACAGAGGTCATGTTGATGATTACGATAAAGCTTCTGATATTATACGCCAAGCGTTGGAAGTTGGTCAGAGTACTGAGGACGATACCTCGGTTTTTGATGATATAGATTCAGTCTTAACTAAAGATTTCAGACAGCCTATCCCAACAGGTATCCATCTATTGGACCAATACATGAATGGTGGGTTAGCTAAGGGTGAGTTAGGTATAATTTTGGCAGCTTTCGGGGTGGGTAAAACCACCGCAGTTACAAAAATTGCTAATACAGCCTTTAACGAAGGTAAAACGGTTATTCAAATATTCTTTGAAGACCAACCCAACGTGATTAAACGTAAACATATATCGTGTTGGACTGGTATTGAACTGAATGAACTCGAAAACCATATCGATGAAGTTAAAGAGGTTGTGAAACGAAGGGAAGATAGCGGTGGTACATTGATTCTTAAAAAGTTTCAGAGCGATACTACGACTATACCTAAGATTAAAAAGTACCTACAGAAGAAAATCTCTCAAGGTATCAAACCTGATATCGTACTACTCGATTATATCGATTGCGTACAACCATCAAAACGATTCGATGACAATAATGTTGCTGAGGGTAACATTATGCGCGAATTTGAATCGATGTTATATGAACTAGATGTCGCAGGCTGGACCTGCGTTCAAGGAAATCGCAGCAGTATAAAATCTGAAATTGTTGAATCTGACCAAATCGGTGGGTCAATTAAGAAAGGTCAAATAGGTCACTTCATAATGTCTATAGCCAAATCATTAGAACAGAAAGAAAGTGGTAGAGCTAACGTAGCGATACTCAAGTCTAGATTCGGTAAAGACGGTATAACCTTTATGGATGTTCTATTTGATAATAAGACGATACAGATTGATATTGCTGACACCGCTTCGGCATTTACCTTTACGCAGAAGAAACAAGTGGATGTTAAGCACGAACAGGATTATGTAAATCAAGTTCTTAGTAAAGCAAGACAACGACTTAATAGTGATGATGAAATTTAATAATTAACCTTAAAAAATAAAATAAATGTATTTAAAAAGTAATGACATAAAAAAAAGATATTCAATTTTTCCTGTTACACATGGTGACCTTTGGGAAAAATATAAGAACGCTGAATCTCAGACTTGGGTTGCGGAAGAGGTGGATTTGAGTAAAGATAGATTCGATGAACTTAAAGAGAATGAGAAAAC